GTAAGACTGTCATCCTCCACCTGACGGCCCATCACCAAGACTGTGGTGATGGCAGCACCTCTGTGACCTTCTTCAATAGTGAAGAAGAACTGATCAAGGATCTCAAAGAAGAATGCGACTGGGACGATGACCAGATCCAGGAGCTCTTCGATGAAGAGGATCCGTACGAGAACGGCAGAGTTACCACTGTGCAACTCAAGCTGAACGTGTCTGATGATGGAGTGATCACTCTCGCAGAACCCTTCATCACTTCATCGGATGGATGATGAACATCGTAGCATTCACCGTTGCGCAGGCGGACGAATGGGTCGCCATCTACATGAACGGCATGCTCGTCGGCCAGAATCACACGATGTCTGCTGCGGAGCTGCTCAGGCAGCTGGCCTTCTGTAAAGAAGGCCTGCTGGGTGCGGATGACGTACAGATCCAGTTCAAGACTGTGGATGAGGCATGGCTGGAAGAGCAAGGCTACATGCCGCAATCAATCACTGAAGTGAAATGGGAGGAATGACATGTTCGGATCACTGTTCAAGGCGGCTGTCGGTGCCGTCATCGAAACTCCCCTTGCGGTCGCGGCTGATGTCGTGACCCTTGGCGGAGCACTCACCGACAAGAAGCAGCCCTACACCGCGACGGCAGTGCAGAAGGTTGTGCAGAACATCGAAGACGCAACGGAGCCGAAGAAGTGACAGAAGGCAAGTGGATTCCAACCGCTGAGATTGCGTGGGATCGGTGGGAAGCGAAGCTTATGCAGGTGTTCGTGAACTCGACCACGGGCGAGCGGAAGTGGATGCCCGTTCCCGTGGTCGATACTTCCAACAAAAAGTGAGGCATCATACGTCCATGGAACCAACACTAGCAACAATCCTCGCTCTTCTCGATGCCCGATTCAAGTCGGGTAACAGCGTTCCCGTGGAACGAATCCACATCAAGCGCCAAGAGTTCGAGCTGCTGAGGAACCTCATCGCAAAGGAGCTCAATCGTGGCAGTAGCCGCTGAAGCCAAGAAGCCTCGCAGGAAGAAGACACTAGAGTCGGTGTCGCTCGGTTCTGAACCGATCCTTCGAGCAGGCTACAACCAGTCAGAGCTCATTCGGGCTCTGAACTGGTTCAATTACGACATGGACACGGCGAAGGCCGAGAAGTTCTTGACAGCCTACATGAAGCACTCCAAGATGGAGAAGCAAAAGGCTGAAGTCATCTTGGCACATGTTCGCCAGCTCCCGACGACTCTCGCTTCTCTTTCTCGTCTGGCGCTCAACGGCTCTTCTCTGACAGAAGCTGCCATTCGCCGCCTCGACGATGAGCTGAAGACATTCGCCGCCCTCCGCTTCGAAGAGGATGAAGAAGACGCGCCGAAGAAGGCTGTCCGTCGTCCGAAGTTCAGTGATGTCGCATTCGCATATGTCGATGAACTGGTCATGGACTCTATCGACAAGAAGGTAGACACCTCTCGCGTGTATGAAACCCTTCTCGGTATGGGTATCACCAACCCGTCTCAGATCAAGAAAGACTGGGAGATGACTCTGTCTGATCTCCATGAGTTCTCGAACGATGAGCAACTCAAAGAAGGCTATTCGCATCTGAACAGTGCTCAGCGCAAGCGAATGAAGGAGACCATCGAGTCTATCTTCGAGCAGATCGATCGCTTCAGCATCGCGAAGAAGGTACAGCGCAAGCCGCGGAAGGCGAAGCCCGTGTCTGTGGACAAGCTGGTCAAGCGAGTCAAGTTCAAGGCACAAGACACAGCTCTCGGTCTAGTGTCGATCACCCCAGACAAGATCATCAAGAGCAAGACTGTTGTCGTGTTCAACTCCAAGACTCGAGACATCGCTGTCTACACGGGCGAATCACTTTCGGTCAAGGGAACCAGCATCATCAACTTCGACGAGAGCAAGTCCTTCCAGAAGAAGGTTCGAAAGCCCGAAGAGTTGGCGTCGAACGTCTGCACTGGTACACAGGCTCGGGCGCAGAAGTGGATCGTGGGCCTCAAAACGACATCGAGGGTGCCCAATGGCAGGCTCAGCCCCGATACCCTGATTTTGAGGGCCTGGAGCTAAGTGATTGTTCTGTAAGGGTTTCGTAAGTGACTGTTTTGTAAGGGGTTTCTGGGCTGGCCCCGAGGGGCTTGCTTTTGTTGGAAAGCTCGGGCATAATGCTTTCACGGTAGGGCAACGCCTACCTCCAACCCAAAGGAACTCACCATGTACGTCGCCTTCCACAAAGAAACCACCAAGTTCCTCCGCGTCTACAAGAACGGTATGTGGCAGAACGTCAAGTCGGCAACCAAGGCAGGCGCGACCCGCGCGATCAACACCGCAGCCGCCAAGGGCAAGATCGTCGCCGAGGACTACGCTGTCCTCCACATCGACGAGTTCCTCAAGATCGAAAAGACTGAGGTCGTTCGCAACCTCATGTCGGGTAAGGAAGTCGTCCAGTCGGTCAACACCCCGCGCTGCTGCGATGTTTCCTCTGAACTCTATTGGACCATGTAATGAAAAAGCTTCTGTCCCTGTGTTTCGTTCTTCTGGTACTGTGGGCAGCCTTCTGGCTGCTCGCGGTTGTCATCACTCCATTCATCTACGGCTTCATCACTGGTTGAGGTAATCATCATGCTCTTCTATGGTATCATCGGCGTCATCATCTTCATCACCCTGATCACGGTCGGCCCGTGGTTCACCATCCTCGCGCTGAACACGCTGTTCCAGCTTGCGATCCCGTTCAACTTCTGGACTTGGCTGTCCATGCTCTGGATCCAGATGCTTTTGGTCGGTGCGACCCGCTCTGACTCCAAGGAGTAACTCATGGCAGGAAAGAAGGCACTGATCCTGTTCGACCTCGTCGACAAGGAAGCTCAGAAGGAATTCAAGCGCAAGGACGGCCCGAAAGACTGGGAAGAGCTGCGCATGAACAAGACCTTCTGGAAGCCTTTCCAGCAGCGAGTCATCCCTCTCATCAACAAGGCGCTGGATCTTCCCGTCACCAAGAGCACGGGTCGTTCTGCTCTGCATGGTGCCGCGATGCACCTCAGCGGCGGCGTTCGCAAGCGCAAGGTCGGCGGCGGTCGTAAGACGAAGGTCGAAGCACACGTTCCGACCAAGAACGAGACGGCAGCGATCAACTCGTTCCTCACTGGCGGCGGCGGAAAGTCTGTCGCATTCGGTAGGAGCATGCTTTGAGCGATCGCATCTACTACAGTCTGTTCGTGACCAACGAAGATGGCCGAGTAGTCGAACTCGAAGAAAAGTTCCTTTGGAAGGCCGAGAAGCTCGCGCAAGAGTTGCGAGCTGAAGGTCTCCACGTGGAAATCCTCGAACGCTACGACGGCGCACTTGCAACCGACGACTCCGACTACAACGACGCGGCGGCTCGCCGCAAAGAATGGGCACGATACTAATGGACGAGAATGAATTCGTCGATCAGCTTCTAGGCTCTCTCGACTACAGCTTCGGGCAGGCAGAAGAGATTCGCGCTCAGATTCGCCACCTGAACAGGGCCGCTGCCCTCGTCGTAGAAGGAATGTTGCTTCAGCTCCCGAAGAAAGAGCGCGAGCGTATGCTCGACGTAGACAAGGCGATGATTCGTGAAGCCGTTGTATCTGCGTTCTGTCGCATCCACGCTCTTCCGCATCCGCTCCACATTTTCGTAGACACCAACATGAGGAAACTCCCTTGATCATCATCGATCTATCGCAGGTGATGCACGCTACCATCGCCGCGATGTCGCGCGACAAGAACGTCGTGCTGGACGAAGGGATGTTCAGACACATCGTGCTGAACATCATTCGTGCCAACAAAGTCAAGTTCAAAGACTACGGTGACATCGTCATCGCAGTGGACTCCAGCTCTTGGCGCAAGGGCTTCTTCCCTTACTACAAGTATCGCCGAGGTATCGGTCGCAGTGAATCTACGCTGGACTGGTCGAAGATCTTCGACTGGATGAATACAGTCCGCGAGGAGCTGAAGGAGTTCTTCCCGTACCGTGTCATCAAGGTGGATAAGGCTGAGGCCGACGACATCATCGGCACGCTGGCTCATCGCTTCGGCCAGGAACTCGGTGGCGATCCCATTCTCATCGTGTCTGGTGACAAGGACTTCCGCCAGCTTCAGGTCTATGGCAATGTTCATCAGTGGGATCCTGTCAACAAGAAGTTCGTGAAGGAGAAAGATCCGGAAGGCTATCTGCTTGAGCACATCCTTCTCGGTGACTCTGGCGACGATGTCCCGAACATCCTTTCAGACAACGATGTCTTCGTGGATGCCAACAAGCGCCAGAAGCCCATGCGCAAAGAACGCATCGAGGAGCTCAATGCTCAGTACAAGACGGGCGAGCTCCAAAAGACCGCCAACTTCATTCGCAACAGCACGCTCGTTGACCTAAGTAGAACGCCAGATGAAATCAAGGCTGCAATCAATGCTGAGTTCGATTCTCAGGCTGGTAAGACTCGTTCGAAGATCTTCAACTACTTCATCGAGAAGCGTCTCAAACATCTACTGGAATCCATCAACGAATTCTGATCATATGAACAAGCCCAAAATGTTGTCGGAGATCATCTCCGAAGTTGAAAGCAGCAAGCACAACAAGCACAAGGTTGAAATCCTGAAGGCTCACGACAGCGTCGCTCTGCGTTCTATCTTGAATGTCGCACTGAACCCCAACGTCCGCATGCTCCTTCCAGAAGGTGCTCCGCCGTACAAGGTGAATGAGTTCGACGAGCGCCTTCGACTCTACAGCGAGTACAAGAAGCTTCACTATCTCGTCGCTGGCGGTAGTGGCGATCAGATCCATCCAATGAAGCGAGAGCAGATCTTCATCGATCTGTTGGAGTCGGTGCCGAAAGAAGAAGCCGCGCTGCTCCTGCGCATGAAGGATCGCGACATCCGCATCAAGCCAGAAATCGTTCGTGAGGCATTCCCAGGATTGCTATGACCATCAAGCAGAAGAGCAAGAGCGACTCGCGAAGCTACGCCGAACCGCGTGAGCGCGGTCGTCCGCATCCCAAGGATCGTTCGGAACGAAACTTCCGCAACCAGCTCCACACCTATCGAGGCTTGGATGTGGGTTCTGGATTCCTAGATGACGACCACTCGGAGGAGTACAGCAATGACCGCGATTGAAATCGTAGTTCTGGTGATCGTCGGTGCGGTTCTGACTACCATCGCTGTGAAGATGGAACGTCGCCGACAGACCATCATCGCTGATGCGTTGGCAAAGCAGGTCGCTGTCCATGTGTGTTACAACACGGTTCGCGACACCATCTTCGCCATCAAGGAGAAGTACGACATCCAAGATGATCCGGATGTCATGCTCGGCCATGTCAAGGCATACGTTCGCACCAAGATGACGGAGTCTGGCGATGCCCTTCTATGATGTCCGCGACAAAGAGACTGGAGAAGTCCAGCAAGTGATGATGGGTATCTCGGCCTTCGAGGAGCATTTGAAGGCCAACCCTCATCTCGAGCAAGTCCATCTGGATGCTGCCATGATGTCCTACAATGGAGATCCGCGCAACCGCAAGCCAACCGAGAATTTCCGAGACCGCCTAAAGGACATCAAAGCCACTCATTCCAAGGGATGGAAGATTGGCAAGTCCTCAATCAACACCATGTAAGATTGTTGACCTTCGTTATGTGCCTCCTCCAACAACACAGGAACTACAATGGCACAAGCAAAAGCGGCAAGGAAGAAGAGCGACAAGTCGCGTGGACACGGGTTTGACAGCAAGATCAATCAGATCCGCCCACTCACTGAAGCGCAACGACAGGCAATCCACGGATGGGCAGAAGGCAATCATCTAGTCCTACATGGCGTCGCTGGAACTGGTAAGACGTATCTCTCAATGGGAATCGCACTTCGCGAAGTTCTTGAGCTAGGCAACTATCGAGGCATCGTTGTCATTCGTTCTGCTGTTCCAACTCGTGACGTAGGCTTCATGCCTGGAACTCTTGCAGAGAAGCTCGCAGTCTATGAGCAGCCGTATCGCGAAATCACAAACGAAATCGTCGGGCGTGGTGATGCATACGACATCCTCAAGACGAAAGGTGTCGTCGAGTTCATGTCCACCTCATTCATTCGTGGACTGACGCTCGACAAGAAGATCATCATCGTTGATGAGATCCAGAACCTCAACTGGGGTGAACTGGATTCCGTCATGACCCGCCTCGGCGGCGATGCGAAGATCATCTTTTGCGGTGACTACCGTCAGTCTGATTTCGCCAAGAGGGCCGAACGCGAAGGTTTGATGAAGTTCCTAGGTGTCCTGCGAAAGATCAAGGGCATCGAGTTTGTAGAGTTCGATGAGCGCGACATTGTTCGTAGCGGCATCGTCAAGCAGTACATCATCGAGAAGACAGAACAGGGTCTCGACTAACAGGAGAAGCAAATGAGATATGTGCAGTGGGTCGCAACAGGACCTCGTGGGCAGGCAAACACCGCCGCCTTCGCGTTTGAAGAGCTGACTGACGGAAAGGAACCAGAACACATCGCTCGCCAGCGTCGCGAAGCGATCGATCAGGTCACACTCGGCGATCCGAGTGGCGTAACCCTGAAGTTGATCAGCATGAGCGACCGCACATGAAGAAGCTCGCACTGGTACTTCTGCTGGCGATGTTCGCATCGCCAGCATTCTCCAACGCTTGGACTCTCGATGAAGAGCAGTGCATTGTCACGATGCCGATTGCCCTCAACTCGAAGCCTGCGGTCGTGATCTACACTTCCGTGAATGACCATGCGATGTTCGTGGTCTCCTCGCCAGGATGGGGCTTGCCTCCATTCAATGAGATCGAAGGAGTGACCGTTGAGCATCAAGCTGGAGTCACTTCCACTGGAACACTGTTCCAGCGCGATGCCAATACCGTCGCTATCGTATGGGAGCGAACTGAAGCCTTCGACAAGTCTCTGAATGAGAACGCGACCGCCATGTTCCGCGTCATGCTTCCAGGCGACAAAGAACTGATGAGCTTCATCCCGAATCTCGTCAGTACACATGCTCGCGTTCGTGAGTGCGTGGTCAAGCAGAACACCGTATGATCGTCGACGCTCGTCATGAGATCACGCTTCCAAAGCTGAATCGGGTGGATGCCGAGGGAGGTCGCTACTACGTTCTCCCAGATGGCACTCGCGCATTCTCGATGACGACTGTCCTCGGTGCGACTTCCAACAAGGAAGAAGCTCTCAAGAAGTGGCGAGAGAACGTCGGCTACGAAGAGGCAGCACGCATCACTCGCGTGGCTGCAATGCGCGGAACCGCGATGCACTCTCTGCTCGAAGATGCCATGCTCGGTAAGGCGTGGGCGAGCAGCGTCGCATTCGACGCTCGCATGCTTGCGAACCAGATCAAGAATCACACACTCCCGCGAATGAGCAAGCTCGTTGCGATGGAAGCTCAGCTGTTCAGTAGAAAGCTTCGCATCGCGGGAACTGTAGACTGCATTGCTGTCCTCGACGACACACTCATGGTCATCGACTGGAAGAACAGTAAGCGAGTCAAGTCTGCCAGCGAAATCGAAGACTACTATCTGCAGATCGCTGGATATGCGCAGATGTGGTACGAGGTCACTGGTCAGGTCATCAAGAAAGGACTAGTCGTCATGGCATGTGACGACACGGTCAAGCCTTTGGAGTTCCCAGTCGTCATCCGTGACTGGCTCCCAAAGCTATACGCTCGCGTGGAAGCGTTTCACGCACTCCAACAAAAGTGAGTGTATAGTACACCCGTGCCCAATGCACGAACATCAACAACCATGGAGTGAATGAATGAGTCAGAAGAATGCAGTCCTCAAGGCGCTGAACAAGAATCAGAATGGCGTCAGCGCAGAAACCTTCACCAAGAGCTATCGCATCGGCAACGTCTACGAAGTCGTCCGCCAGCTCCGCGAAGAAGGCCATCCGATCTACACCAACACGGTCAACGGCAAGACCTCTTTCCGCCTCGGTTCGCCGAATCGCGCGATGGTCGCCGCTGCATACCGTTTGCTCGGCGCACAGGCTTTCACGCGCTAAGTAAGATCCCACCGAAGGGCTGGCTCAACACCAGCCCTTCGCTTTCGTAGGAGATCCCAATGCGTAACTTCTTCCTCGCAGCCCTTCTGGCTGCGTTTTCGTCTACGGCTTCGGCCACCCCTCTCGGCCTGATCGACTTCTTTGATGAAGCGAGTCATCATATGGCAGAGGTTGTCTGCTTGGCAGACACGATCTATTTCGAGGCTCGCGGTGAGGCACGACTCGGCCGTCAGGCAGTCGCCCATGTCACCATCAACCGCTCTGAGTCGCGCCACTTCCCAGAGACCATCTGTGCCGTCGTTCACTTCCGCAAAGGAAGCACATGCGCCTACAGTTGGACATGCAATCGCCAGCCAATCCGTGATCAGGATGCGTATCAAGACGCGATCGATATGGCATGGACGATCTACAAGCAGCGCGTTCTTGAAGGCAAGAACGACAACGTGACACACGGTTCAACACACTTCCACAACCAGACTGTATCCAACCCATGGGAAGGATACCGACAGACCGTTGTCATCGGAAGCCACACATTCTACAGGAGAAGCCGAGGATGACAGAATTCTCAGCGAACAACTTCATCATGGAAATCGAAAAGATGCACTCGGGAGGCATGACCTATATCGAGTGCATCGCTTCGTACTGCGAACGCTTCGGGGTGGAACTAGAGACCGCTGCAAAGGTCATCAAGAAGTCACCGATCGCACCCAAGATGGAGGCCGAATGCCAAGAGCTGCGAATGCTAAAGCAAACTGCTCGTCTGCCTCTCTGACCAGTAGCCTGAAGAACGCGGAGCTGAACCTTCGCGGTCTTCAAATGGTGAAGGTCGTCCTGAGTGAGTTCTTCCACCCGAAGACGGCGAATGCCATCCATTCCATCCACCTCAAGATCGATAACGACCTCGAAGGTGCCGCCGCACAGACCGAAGTCGAAGATGAGGATACTCGCCCGCGAGCATTCATCATTTCGTTCAACCCGAAGTACATCCAACGATACATCGAGATTCCTCATCAGCGCGAAGAGTTCATGCGCCTAGTTGCACATGAGATGATGCATGTGAGGCAGTTTGCGAAGAAGCAGCTGAAGTCGACTCTAGTCGTCGGAGACAGTGGGATCTTCGAAGCTGGATTCGTGTGGGAAGGGAAAGTGTGGGTTCCGCCGAAAGGCATGCCACCGAAGCATCGCTACTGGATGTCGCCTTGGGAAATGGAAGCCCGAGCACACGAAGAACCAGCATTCCATTTCTGGTTCGAGCGATACGACCCCGAGCTGAAATGGGCGAATTGGCGCACCGCAACAGGGCAACCCGAAGCTAAGTGATTGTTCTGTAAGGGTTTCCTAAGTGACTGTTTTGTAAGGGTTTTCGGCCCCAGCGCTCATTTCGGGCTCTGGGGCTTTGCTTTTGGCTGGGATTCAGGTATAGTTGCTCTACGGTCGGGCACAGGGCTCGGCCGCAACAAACCCAACGGAGTTCGCAATGTCCGCTTTCACCGCCAACGAAATCGCCGCTCTCGCCAAGAAGTTCGGCTCGGTCGTCAGCACTGGTGATCTGTATCGCTACAATCCCGAGGTCCTCAAGCGCGCTCAGCAGGGTGCGCTCAAGAAGGTCGGTCACGGCAAGTGGGAAATCCCCTCTGGTTCGGTCGATCAGCAGGTCGCGTTCAACCCCGAAGCCGAAAAGGCAAAGATCGCGGAGCGCTTCGACGTTCTCGCCATGCTGGCAGAAGGCGTCGTGGCTGGCAACATCCGTTCCATCATCTGCTCGGGTGCTCCTGGCGTCGGCAAGACCTACACTCTCGAGAAGCGCCTCGCCGCTGCCAAGCGTGCAAGCGAGATCAACGACGTCGAGTACATCAAGGGCACCATCAGCCCGATCGGCCTCTTCCTCAAGCTCTGGGAGAACCGCGAGCAGGGTAGCGTTCTGGTTCTGGACGACATCGACTCCGTCTTCGGCGACGAAGAGGCCATGAACATCCTCAAGACCGCGCTCGACACCTCCAAGAAGCGTTGCATCAGCTGGATCAAGGATTCGTCCTACCTCCGCGAAAACGACATTCCGGACACCTTCGAGTATCAGGGCCAGATCGTCTTCCTCACCAATCTCAACCTCGACGCTCAGGTGCAGAAGGGTGGTCGCATGGCCGCTCACATGGGCGCACTGCTGTCGCGTGCCTGCTACCTCGACCTCGGCATCCACACGCCTCAGCAGGTCCTCGTTCGCATCGAACAGGTCCTCGAGTCGACCAACATGGCGAAGGAAAACAAGATCAAGGATTCGCAGGTCGTCGAGATCGTCAAGTTCATGAAGGACAACGTCGGCACGCTGCGTTCGCTTTCGCTGCGCACCGTCCTGCAGATCGCCTCGTACATGCACACGACGCCCGACTGGCAGAAGCTGGCTCGCAACACCCTCCTCCGTTCCAGCTGGTAATCCCTTCGGGGCTGGTCGCCGCACGGTCAGCCCCACTCCAACAAGCGAGAAGCCATCATGATCATGTTCACCTCCACCCACTACGATAAGATGCGCGGTCTGCGCGAAGAATTGACGAGCTGGATGGACAAGGCCATCATTCGTCAGGGTCGCATCGTCGAGCTCATCAAGGAATGGAACGAGCTGGTTGACAAACACAACGAGCTGATCCGCCGCTACAACGAGCTGAAGCAGAACCGCAACCCTGCTCCCGCCGCGCTCGACCAGACCACCGTTCGCCGCATGCTTCAGCTCTGCCACCCCGACAAGCACGACAACTCGCCCGCCTCGGTCGAGATCACCCAACTGCTCCTGAAGATGAGGAAGTAACCATGAAACACTTTCTGCTGGCACTCAGCCTCGCACTTGCTCTTTCTGCATGCGCTCCTTCCAATGGATTCAGCGCCGACGACTACGCCGATTCCGAAGACCTGTTCTCAACCATCTGCCTTGATGGCGTGGAGTACTGGGTGAGGGCGGCTGCGAGCAAATCGTATCTCGCTGTTCGCATCGACCCCGAAACCCTCCAGCCGCGCCGCTGCACCAAACAGGACTAACCCCATGGGCTACACCACGCGACCTGGACCTTTCGGCCACACAAGCAAACACTTCAGGCCCGACGACACCTCGTACTGCTTCTACATCGAGGTGTCGGCCGACTTGGATGACATCTTCGGAAAGGCAAAGGAACGCTTCGGCGAAGACGTCAAGCTATCCGAGCTGCGAATCGAGGCCGAGTACATCCACACCGACTTCATCGACTACGATCTGTTCGATTCGTCGGACTGGACAAACTACCTCTGCATCACCCTGAATAAGGACTAACATCATGGCTCACGTCAAGTTCCCATCCATCGACACGTAGTCAAGTTCGTGCGCAACCGCTGCGATCATCACGGCCAGCCGTACCCGACTCTCAGGTTCAACGGCGACGTCAAGCTCCATGGAACCAACGCTGGTGTCCGCATGAAGAAGGACGGCCAGCT